GACACAACTTTTGACGTATATGATAAAGAACATGCCTTTAGTTTTATTATAGGTAACTATTCAATGATAGGTTATATAGATAGAATAGATGTCGTAGGGGATAGAGTCAATATTATTGACTATAAAACTGGCAAATGGGAAGTCACCCAAAAGGGTATAGCGCAAAACCTACAGCTGGGAATCTATGCGTTAGCTGCATCTATAATGATGCCAGAAAAAGAAATCTATGCCGAGCTACATTACCTAAGATCTGGCAAAAGAAAAGGTCACCTCTTTACTAAAGAAGATCTGGAAGATGTGAAGGTAAGATTGTTATCTTTAATTAAAGATATAGTCAATGACAATTCTTTTGCGGCTACAAGCAACGTAAGAGCCTGCTCATACTGTGACCACGCTAAGTCTGGCGAATGTGGCGTTGGTGTGTTTAGAAATAAAAAGAATCATTGGAGCGCATAAAGCGTTATTAGGTATACAAAAAACCCCCCCGCTGGATATACCAACGGGGGGGTTTTTATATTTAACTATTAGAAAGAAGCTTCAGAGCTAAGTTCGAAGTCATTGCCGTCAAACTCAGTTACGAGCTTGATAGCTGTTTCGTGGTTAAAACCGTAGTTATTAACCAAGGCATCAATCGCCTCTTCATTAGCTGCCTGGTGCATGCTGTCCAATAGGGTTCTTGTTGTTGTTGTATTTGTCATAATTGTATTCTACCTATTCCTCTGTGGTTTCGCAACTTTAAAGCCGCTTGTTTTTTACATTTATTTAAAGTATAATATACTTAGTGGATATAACAGAGTAGAGGTTACATGGTTAAGAGCATCGTTGTCAAGTCCGCAGACTTTTTTATTTCTAGATCAAAAATGAAAAACCATCCAAATTTTAAAAAGATTAACGGCAATAAAATTGCGGAAGAAATAATTTCTGATGAGGTTAAGAAACCTCCAAGGACAGGCAATGCTTACAAGCATACCAAAACTGGATACAGAAAAGATATTGATTTAAATGTAAGATCTAATTGGGAAGCTAATTTTGTACGCATCTTAAATGCATATAAAATTAAACATGAATTTGAACCTACTGTTTTTTCTTTTCCAATTAAAAAAGGAGTTAAAGGTTATACGCCCGACTTTTATTTATGTGCAACTGATGAATGGGTTGAGATGAAAGGGTACTTAGACCCAAAAAGTAAAACAAAAATAAAAAGATTTAAAAGATATTACCCAAAAGAATTTGAAAAGTTCACGTGCATCATCAGCAAGTACGCTAAGGACGCTGTTGAATTCTTAAACGAATTAGGTGTACCTAATATAGTTTACTACGAAGACATAAGATCAGAATACTCAGAAAATATAATTTACTGGGAAGGAAAATAATGGCCGCTTATAAAGAACAATATTATAATCTAGAAGAAAATGAAATGCAAGAGCTAATAGCTCAAGCTAAGTCCGGAAGCCACGCTGCAAAGCAGGAGTTGTTAAAAGTTTTTAATAATTTCTTAAGCAAGTACGTAGCATTGCTATACCACGGCAGATATAATCTAGCGGACTATGACATAAGAAGGTTCATTGGTTTGTTTGTTAAAAATCCTTACACTCGTATGGCATTAATGAAAAATAAATTAGTAAAAAAAGATCATAAAGACGTATCAGAAATAATGGGCCGGCATAGTTTACATGGCTAAAAGATATGGAGACGAAGAAGACATACGCCAAACGATAGACACGACATTCTTTCAATGCATTGCCAGGTACGAAAAGAAAGAGTCAGCTAAGGGGCCAATACCTTTTAGCCGGATTCTTGTATAGCTACTTTTTTTACTTGCTAAAGAAAAACGTTGATACATTTTTGATAGACCAGCTAGGAAGAAAAACGTTTCCACTAATAGACGATGACGCAGACACTGACCCGGAAAGTGAAAATTTTCAAACAGGATTTAAGGCAGAGCCTAGAGAGTATTCTTTAGAATCAATTTTGTCCGCAGAGGATATAGATGAAGCTTGGGTGGTCGGAGAAAATAATTTTCCTCCTTTCGATAAGTTGACAATACAGGAGAGGCAGCTGATAAAATGGAGGTATGTAGATGGCAAAAGGTCCAGTGATATATCTTTAAAAATCAATGAACATCCTAATACTGTTAGGGAACATCTAAAGGAAATAAGAGAAAAAATAGTTTCAATAATTAAAACTGATGAAGAATTGCAACCACTATTAAAACAATTTGGTTTAATCAAAAAGGATAAAAATGAATAATCAGAGTTTAGAAAAACTCCAACAACTACTTTCAGATTTTCTTGGACCACAAATCCAGGAGGTAATTAATTCTTATGTTGATGTAACAAAAAATAATAAATACTTTATAGAGATACCGGACGAAGATACTGTTGACTTGGGCATCGAAAACATGGCTTCACTTGTAGCCAAGACATCTAACGTGTACGGTAGAGCAGCAAGATTTGCTGGCATGGCCCGAGCCAACTATAAAATAATGGAAGGTAAATATAAAAAGAAATATAAGTCTTCTAGAGTTGGCAAGAATGAGGCGGAGAGAGAAGCAGCAGCCATGGAGGCAGCAGAGGACGAATACTCAGCCCTGATCACATGCGAAGCCGTCATGAGCCTAGCTGAGTCAATGGAGAGTGCTGCTCGAATATCTTCAGAGTCAGCTAGAAAGTTAATGGACAAAGTGCAGTCTATGCAGATCGCTGCATCCAGAGAAAGTAAAGGTCATTATCTTGAAAGTGATTTTACTACCTACTAAAGGAGGCAAATATGTTTATAGGCCATTACAGAGCTGTCGATAAAGCTAAAGAATTTTATTCTAATAAAAGAAAAAAATTAGATTTTCCTACTCAAGTTGAATATAAGAAAGAAAGATACCTATTAGTATCTACTCATACTATTTCTGGGGGTAGCCAGGAAAACAATATTAAAAATAGAGCCATTGAATTGGGCATCCCCTATGATATCGAAGTAGATTAATGAACTTTGAAGTTTTTTGCGATGGGGCCTCAAGGGGGCAAGGGCAAAAGAAAACTGGTGAAGCCGCCTGCTCGGTAGTTGTATACAAGAACAGAAAAAAAATAGCACAATTTTCTAGGGGTCTTGGCCCAAGAACAAATAACGAAGCTGAATACGAAGCTGTTATAGCTGGCTTACTAATATCCGCTATGGCTGATTTATCTGACCCTATTATTTATACTGATTCAGCTGTGGTCGCAAACCAAATAAATGGCAAGTGGGAATGCAAGAACAGGCTGTTGCTACCCTTGTTGATGACCATCGAGGAAATAAAATCAGAGTATAATTTCAGAGTGATTCAAGTCCCAAGATCTTTTGTCTGGGAACCCGATGCGTTGGCCAATGCTTTTCTGGACGAATTAGAAATCAGAAATCAAAAAATGCAATAATTTTCTGCTATACTTGTTGAATGAAAAAATTTGTTAACAACCAACCAATAATACTTGGCCTATCCGGTAAAGCTGGAAGTGGAAAAACTTCTGTAGCGGAATCAATAATACCAAAAGGTTCAATGGAAACTGTAAAGTTTGGAATAAATTGGGATCATATTTTTTATGCTCTTCCACTTTATGAGATGGCATCAATAAAGAAAAACATAATAGGCTTTAATGAAGAATCAAGAAAACTTTTTTCTCTTCACGAAGTTTTATATGAGGTCTATGGAGGATCCTCTATAGGCAACATGCCTCACTACGATACCCTTATCGAAAAAGTAAAGCAGATCTACAATACCCCAGTGGAAGAAGAGGGCATCAAGCCTAGAACGTTCCTGCAAAAAGCCGGTGATATTTGTAGGGAGTACGACGAAAACTGTTTTGCAAACTGGGCGATTATAAAAGCAAATAAAATATATAGAAATTATTTAAAGAATCATGATGAGGACAGTGTTAATCCCCTGTGCATTATAGTGTCTGATGTGCGTTATTTAAACGAAGCCAAGAACATTCTTAAGCAGCCAAATGGATTTGTCATAAGTTTTGATGCAGATAAAGAAATTCTTGATCAACGCATTTTGAAGCGAGATGGTGCTATAATGAGTGGCGAACAGTCTGGACATAGTTCAGAGATGGAAGCAGAAGAAGTTAAGCAAGTAGCCTCTGCCGTTATAGATACAAACAATATGAATTTGGAACAACAAGTTGCGGCAACACTAGAGTGCCTCGGAATAGGAATCAAGAGCAATGCCTAAGATTAATAAAAGTGCCCAAGAATCATCTTCATTTGATTCTCCCATAGACAATGTAATGAATTCTGTTTCCGCAGACTTGGCTATCACGACATCGCCAGTCTTTATTTGTGGGGTAAACAGAAAAATAAACATTGGGAATTTTGAGAACATTGACGTCTACGCCGCGGTAACTATACCACTGCCAAACGCCTCGTTTGAGGATAAAGAAGGCCTTAGATTGGCTATAGAAGATGCAGCTGCGTACGGGTTTGCTGTTGTTTCTAAAGAAACTGGTGATAGATACTCTTTAATTAAAGAATCACAACAGGGAAATAAATAGACATTAATTGTAAATTATCATTATATAATATATAATATTACTATATTAACACAAGAGAAAAATAGAGGGTAAAATGTTTAAGAACATAGCGAATAAAATAAAGTCAGTCCTTTTCAAGGCACAAAATATCAAAGCAGATAGTGCCATGGCTAAAGCGCAAGCTAAGTTAATCGACCAATTTGCCGATCAAGCAGATGCTGTCGCTGACATTGCAGTGCAGGCCGCAGAAAACATCGTTAAGGACGCTAAGAAAGAAGCAGCTAAGGCAGTCAAAGATGCCTCTAAGGCAACAAAGAAGCCTTCAGCAAAAGCTCCTAGCAAAACAGCGGGTGCAAAAAAGGGTAGTTCAAAAAAGACAACTAAGTAATTATTTTTCGTTACTATGTCCTTAGCTAAGTTTAGAAAAGTATCTAAAGGTGGGGTGTCACTCAAAAAAAAATTGGGTGACCCACTAGATTCTGGAACTAAAAAAGATCCTGAAACGAAAGATAAAAAAAATGACCAAAAATAAATTTAGTTTAACAAGTATGTTTTGGCATTTGGTTTTTAGACTTTATGATATAGCAGAAGCTATGGACAGAAAGAAAGAAAATGGTAATAAAAAATAAAATTTATATAGCTGGTCCTAGAATGGGTCAAAATAATTCTATGTACGGCATTGAAATAGGTAAAGCCTCGAAAAAAGTTAAATCTTCAAAAGTTAGCAAGAGTAAAACAAGGAAGAAAAAATAATGGCTAAAACCGCTGCATGGCAACGCAAGGAAGGTAAGAACCCTGCTGGTGGTTTGAACGCTAAAGGCCGTGCTTCATACAAGGCCCAGACTGGTGGCACACTAAAGCCGCCAGTGTCATCCAAGCAGGCAAAAAAATCACCTAAGTCCGCTGCAAGGCGTAAGTCTTTTTGTGCGCGTATGGGCGGCATGCCGGGGGCGATGAAGAAGCCAAATGGCAAACCAACACGCAAAGCACTTGCTTTACGCAAGTGGGACTGCTAATATTTAACATAACACTAAACAAATAGGAGAAAACAATGGCAATGAAAAAGAAAGCACCAGCAGCAGCAAAAAAGGCTCCAGCAGCAAAAGCTGGCATGACCGCCGCTCAAAAGAAGCTTCCACCATTTATCCAGGCAGCTATAGCTAAGAAGAAGAAGAAATAATATAATGGCTATGAAAAAAAAGACTAGTAAAGGAGACCCAGCAGCTGCTGCTTCCAAGAAGCAAAAGCTTACTGGCTTGATGCAAAAGGGTATGACTACCCCAACTTTTGACGGAACAAAGAATCGTCCTAAAAAGAAGATGGGCTCTTATAATGCGGATAATGCTCCTAAGAAATCAGCGCGTACATATAAATAGAAAAATGAAATAAACCAAGGATTATTATTACTATGTCTAAGTACGTACAAAACGTTATGCCTGTTGAAAAACAGGAACCGGTTAAGAGGACAGCAAAAAAAACTGCCCCAAAAAAAGCTAGCAAAAAAACTAAGGAGAAATAAATCATGGCTATGAAAAAGTCAAAAGGTAAAGGCGTTAGTGCGCCAGAACCAACCGCTTCAAGCGGTCAGATGAAGATGGCACAGCGTTCAGTAAAAAACCCTGCAACTTTAAAGAATGTTGCAACCGGCGGCAAGGGCACAACAGCACCTAAGCCAGCGGTAACATCGGGCCAAATGAAAATGGCACAGCGCCCAATCAAGGTGCTTGGCAAAATTGGTTCCGGCAAAGGTAAGAAGTAGCATCTAAATTATTATAACAACAGGTCTTTCTTAATTGATTGGCCTGTTGTTATATTTATAACAGGACACGAGAGGAAAGCATTATGAGTAAAGTTGCTTGGGATTATATAGTTCCAGTAGTATTACCAAAAGATCTTAAGGGTATTGAGCCAGGTAAGTTGCCTGCACACCTCTTGCGTCCTATCGAAGCTGGCGGAAAGATGCACTGGCTTGCAGCCGCAGCTTACAACGCCATGGACGAAGCAGCAAAAGCTGAAGGCGTTGAGCTTAAGCCTACATCAGCAGGCGATACATATAGAAGTTATGAGAGTCAGCTTGCTGGCTTTAAACAAAGATACCAGCTTGAACCAGTAGTTGGAACTAGCACAAAGACTTTTGAAGGTAAGACATGGTATCTTAAAAAAGGCATGGCTATGTTGGCTACTCCTGGTAAGTCGCAGCATAATCTCGGCTTGGCGGTTGACATTGCTAATGCATCAGAACCAAAGCGCCTCAATTGGATGATTGCGAATGTAAAGAAGTTTGGTTTTTCATGGGAAGTTGTCCCTTCAGAGCCATGGCATCTTAGATATGTAAATGGAGATACACCTCCTCCAGCAGTAGCTGAGTGGATGGCAAAGAACAACTGGGAAAAACCAGCAGGTTCTGCTGCTCCAGCCGCAGGTGGTGGCAATGATATAGCGAAGCTTCAGGAAGCGCTTAAGATAAAAGGATTTTACAAGGGTGAAATTAATGGTCAAAAAGATGCAGCAACAGATGCAGCTGTAAAAGCTTTCAAGGTAGCTAATAAACTTACTGCCGATTCAGTTGTTGGACCAAAGGTCAAAGAACTGCTTGGTCTTTAATGGAAATCGTATGGGCTTCCGCTGTTACTGGCGCGTTTGGCGTTTTGATGCTTCTCATAGAGAAGGGGCGTCGTGAGAATGTTCGTGACCACGGCTTTGTCAAAGATCGCTTAGATTCTATAAAAGAAGACATTGCAGATATAGATGATGATATATCGCATATAGAAGCTAAGATAGACACACATCTTAATAATCATATTACTAACCAGTTTAATTTAGAAAATCTAAAATTTAAAACAGGAGAAAAAGTTAAAGCAGCGCGAGATAATAATGGCAGCAAAAAAAGATAAGAAATGGATACAGGGTGCGATCAAAAGGCCTGGAGCTTTTACCGCAAAAGCTAAAAAAGCCGGCAAATCTGTGGCTGGGATGGCATCAGCTGTTACCAAGAATCCAGATAAATACAGCCCGTTAACGGTAAAGCAAGCAAACCTTGCTAAAACACTTAGAAAGATTAACAGGAAAAAATAATTATGAACTGCACAAATATAAATCATCACGTTGATAACGGTGATTCATGTAATAATGCTTCTTCTGGAGCTAATATGGGTCAAGGCCACAACCCTCACGACATGCACTGGCATATAAACAAAAATTCTTTTAAGGGCTGGGGATTAAACTGTGTCTACTTCGCTCTTCACGCAGTCCAAATATATCTCATATTAAAGATATCGTAATGGCTGCAAAAAAAGTAGCCGTTTGGGACAGCCCGAGTCCAAGTAAGAAGCCAAAGAAGCTTTCGTCTAAGGCCAAGGCTTCAGCTAAAGCGTCTGCAAAAGCTGCTGGTCGCCCCTATCCAAACTTGATAGACAATATGAGAGCAGCGAAGAAAAAAAAGTAATTTGTGCTATAATGTAGCATGGAAAATAATGGTATGTTCGATGGCTTTATGCCAACTATTACTGATATTTCCATATCTAAACTTACAGCTTCTATAACTTCAAATGGGGATTTAGTAAACGTACATTGCGTTACGATTAAAACGCTTGAAAAAGAACATGTTTTTAGTATTGCCCCTGATAACCTGAGCAAAGTATTCTTTTTGATACTAAAGGTTTTGTCGTCTTAAAGGTATTTTATGGGAATTTTTCTTTACGAGAATTTAGATGTTGGATATGTGCCTCCAACTCCAGCTACACCGATCATCAGTTCCCCCAAGCACGCCAGCTCCAAAGAAAGCACTCTGATTCTTCTTGATCATGTTAAAAAATATGGCCATCCGATTGGTTATATTC